TGAAGTTGTGCGGCATTTGCCATTTGCTGCTGTTGGGCGGCAATGGCTTGGTTCTGCGCCAAGGCTGCGTTGCGAGCGGCCTGCACATCCATCTGCTGACCAAAGCCTTGCGCTTGACCCGACAACAACGCTTGGTAAGCCCGAAGCGCGGCATCTTGGTTTTGTGCAGCGGCTTGGTTTTGCAGCTGTTGAGCGGAAAGTTGCTGCCCAAAAGCTTGTTGGGCGGCGGCATTTTGCGCTTGCTGGATGTTGAGGCCAGCCGCAAGGTTTTGTTGCACCGCTCGGTTGTAAGCGTCTTGGTTTGCCAACGCAGCCTGCTGTTGCTGCAATCCAGCTTGGTTGTAAGCCTGCTGAACGGCCTGCTGCTCGCCAAACAGTTGCCCGCGTTGCTGGCTTGAAAGCGCCGCTTGAACTTGCTGCTCAGACAGCCCTTGTGCGCGAAGCTGGTTAGCCGCTTGCTGAACGGCCTGCCGCTCGTCAAACAACTGCCCGCGTTGTTGCGATGCCAACGCGGCTTGCGCTTGTTGCTCACCAAATCCTTGCGCCCGAGCTTGATTGGCAAATTGCTGCGCCGCCAACTGCTGCTGAAAGTTCTGACCAGCGGCCTGATTTGCGAGGCTTGCTTGCTGCATACCTGCACCAAACAAGGCTTGTTGAGCGGCATTGCCAAACTCACCTGCGGCTACCCGCTGGGCAAAGTCTTGCTGTTGGGCGGCGTTCTGCGCTTGTTGTTGCGTCAAAGCGGTGCCGACGTTTTGCTGCAATGCGCGGTTGTACACATCGGCTGCCGTCGTACCCATGCCAAACTGCCCAAGGGCGGCTTGGTTGGCAAACTGCGCTTGTGCTTGCTGTTCGCCAAATCCTTGTTGGCGGGCTTGCATATCCAACTGCAACCCTTGCAGGGCGGCTTGCTGGATCGCGTCGTTTTCTTGCTGCTGCTGTTCGGTGATAGCGCGGTTGTACGCTTCCGAACCACGCGGAATACCTTGATTCGCTAGTTGCGTCTCCAGCATTTGACGCTGCTGTTGAATCTGCGGCATGACCCGCGAAAGAATTGCCTGCTGGCCCGTGGTGCCAGCGGATACAGGCATGGCAGCCAATTCAGAAGTGTCAATGCCACGTTGCAAACGCTCCGTTGGGACTTCGCCACGCGCTAATCCAAAAATGCCCAAGTTCGGCGCATATTGGACGTTTTGAACGCCGCCAAGGCCAAGCGCAGTTTGTTGCTGCAACGGCGCTGCCTCGCCTCTTGCGCCAAAAGTCGGCGTTTCGCCACGCAACCCCGGCAACCGCGACGTATCTACGCCACGAAGTTGCGGCAAGCCTTCCGCTGACAAACCTTGTGCGGCAGGCAATTGCATCAAGTTGATGCCTTGCAGCCCCGGCAAGTTTTCTGGTTGAAACGCTCGAAGCTGCGGAACGCCAACACCGCCTTGTGCATAACCGTATTGGCCCTCCATCGGGCCATACGAAACGCGCTGCGGCATTACATTGCCTTGCGCTCTGCCAAATTGGGACAAATCAAGTTGCGGAAGCTGCCCGGCTTGTACGTCTGCGTTCGCACGGCCCATGCCCAGCAAATCAGGCGCACCTTGCACCTGACCGTAACCGCCAAGCTCCGTTTGCAGGTCACGGAGGTTGGGATTGAAAGGCTGCCCTATAACGCGCTGTGCGGTTCCTAGAGCGGTTTCGCCAAGACCGGCAAGCCCAAGGTCAACTCGCTGTTGGGCCTCCAAAATCTTCTGTTGCTCGGGTGACAGAAATTGCTCAATGAACGGCGTATCTAAGTCCGTCATAGAGGTAAACTGCTCGCGGGTCGGTGCGACCAGTTCGCCTTTCTCGTTCACATACGGCGTGTAACCTTGAACGCCAAATTGGCTGTAATCAGGAGTCGGCTCGTTGTAACCGGGTTGCATCCCGAGCAAACCACCGGGGCTGCCAAAGCCGCCCATTGTGGGCTGCGTTTCGCCGCCCGTTCGCGCAATCGGGCCGCCCGTCATTGGATCGTATTGGAAGTTGTCCGATACGCCCATTTGGGCAAACTGATCTTCTTGCAACGCACCGCCGTACTGCGGCTCAAATCCTTCTGGGCTACGCAACCCCGGCGGCCCGCCAACGGCACCGCCTACGGTTGGTTGGACGGTTGGCTGTGACGGCAATGGGCCGGTGGTTGGGAATTGACCCGGCGATACGCTCGGGGTCTGTGCGCGGCGGTCATTGTAGGCTTTTTGAGCTTCAAGGGCTTTGTTGTAGGCCGCCATTGCTTGGTTGTAAGCCGTCTCGTTGGTCGTCGGCTTGCCAAAGCTAACCCGTTGCCCACCATAGGGCGTGTTGATGTTCGGGTTGGAGATGCGAGCAGTTAGCCGTGCAGCTTCCAGATTCGCCGCGCCCTGCGCTTGTGCCGCAGCGGCGTAATCAGGTGCCGGAGGTGGTTTCGGTGAACTTTTGCCCATAACGCCTTCCTAAATACCGACACGACTCCCGTGCCATTGTTAAAAACACGATGTCCCCGGCGGTGTCGGCGTTATGGATACGCGCTTCCTCGGTGAACCCCATTTTACCCACTAATCGCAATGCTTTGCTATTCCCGCTTGACACGGGAGCGATAATTTTGTCAACCCCACAGACATTGAAGGGGTAATCGAATACGGCGGCAAGATAGGCGGGCGTTAGGCGGCCTGTAAACGCAATGTGACATACGACGGAACGACCGTTCCAGTTCTCGTAAACCACACCAGCCACCAACTCGCCCTCGCTGTTACGCAGCCCAAGAGCGTTAGAACGGGCGTCGTGATAGCCACCGCCCGTATGCATACACACCCATTCGCCCACTTCGGGGCTGCTTTCTATATGCCAGCCCATCCGATCTGATACACGATATCTGTGGAAGCCCATTGCAACTGCAAGTTCTTGCTAGTGCTGTTTAGCTGGATACCAGCGCAATAACCGATGCCGGTTACGCCCTGCCAGTTGTTGCTAATAATCGTGTCCTGACCCCAGATACCGTTGTTCCATGTAGACACATCCCATGTGCCATACGTCGATGGCGAGTACGCCAACGCCGCCGTAGAAGGGGCAAGGTCAAAGTCCACGTTAATGTCGATATTGATGGCGGGCTGTCCATTGCTGAACAAGCTAGGCCGTGCGCGGGTAAAGTATTTCTTCACGCCACGCGAATCGAAGTAATTAAACGCCTGCAAGGCCCGACCGTCAATGTTGTTGGTGTCATCAACATAGCCGGTGCTGCCAATCGTCCAGCACTTGCCGACAAACTGATTGCCACCAAAGTACGGATCATCACCTAGCAGGTTAAAGCAATTGGCGTTCCAGCCCGTAAACCGGCACCAAGCCTTCGTAATGTTGTTCATCACGAATTGCTCTTGTGCGCCCGTGGCAACCGGCACGTTCACGATCAACGCATTGTTATTTGCGTTGTAAATCATGCCCCAACCAAAGTTGTTCTTGTAATTCTGGGCAGCAGCGGCAAACGCGCCTTGAATCTTGTCTGACAACGCCACGTTTGGATCAAGACGGGACGACTGCAACGCTGATGCGAGCGGGAATAGCCCGTCAAGCGTCAACAACAGCAAGTCGCCACCGTACTTCATCATGCAGCGCTTAGAGATAGGCGCACCCACCATCCAAACACCAATTAGCGCCCATGTGGAGGCGCTAGAAGGGTCGGTGCCACGATAAACGATGATTTCGCCCTTGTCGGTGACAAACACGAGGTTGTCATCCACACCGTAACCGGCGTCAATCGTCCACGTTCCGACCGCTACCAGCGTACCGCCGAGCTTGGCAACGGCAGACAGGTCAAGTTCTTGCGCTGCACCGCCCACCGAAAGGGTCGGCAAGTACCACGCCTTAAGGGTATCCTTTTGGATGAACCAAACGCGGTTCTTAAACAGCGTGATATTGGAAAGCGTCGTGGTTGTGACGCCCGTAATAGCAGGCGTTGACGCCCCATCTAGCGCAACCCATGTGGAGCCGTTGTACAAACGGGGCTTATCGACCCCGTTGACGCACATCATGTAATTGCCACCGGGGGTGGTTACGTTAATGTACTCCCACCGAGCGTTAGTCAAGCCGCTAACGACCGCAGCACCCACCGCGCCTGCGGAGGTTACGTCGTAAAACCCCGTTCCTGACGCGGCAAACAGTTTGTTGGTAGCCGCTCCAGCGTAGCTAAACAGACTTTCGACCTGTCCCGGCAAGCCGGTGGCGTGTTTGACGTACCCACCACGCAAATTGACGTTAGAAACGCCGGGGAACAGGTTATCTAGCGTGACGGCATCCGTGGGAGCCATGTTGGCGAGTGAGTCACGGGCGTTCCAGCCACCAATAGGCGCGGGCAGCGAAGCGACGTTCGCCACCGCACGTTGTACGAAGCGACGTTGACGCAATCCCGCCATATTAGTTCCCGTCCGTGCCGTAACCGCTGTCTGGGATGTTGTCGTAGCCGATTAGCACCGTACCCGGTCGCGGGGCAAACGACAGATTGGCCGAGGCCGTGTCCTGTGCAATAGCCGTCTCAAGCTCTTGCAGATAATCGCGGTAGATGGCCGTAGTATCAAAGCCCTTGGCCTCAAAATACTTGAGCTTGGTGGACAGCACCATTACCCGATCTGGGTAGATGCAGGTGTCCGAGTCGGCGGTAAAGCTGGTCTTGGGGGTGCCGTCAGCGGCATTAGCCCACCCGTTGCTGCGGTACTCAAAGCCGAGCAACTCGCCCGCGTTCATACCCGGCCAAATCTGGAAGAACTGACCAAGCAAGCGCCAGCGGATACGCGGGCCGGTGCTGATGTAGCCCGACAACAGCCACTCCCATTGCTGCGCTGACTCAGGGCCAAGCATTTCCCAACGCTTGCTCTTGTCCCAATGGGTGCGGTTTACCGTGCTGTAGTAGTCAGCCGGAAGGTTGTATTTGACCTTTTGGAAGATAAGCTGAGAGTTGATCTGGTTAGAGGTCGGCTCGTAGTTCAGCGTGACCTGAGTGGCGCTGTCCACGCTCGTGATGTACGTCGCGTTGGGGATGCCATCGCCCTGCACTTGGTAGGCGGTAGACAAACCGGCAGTAGAAGGGATGCCCGTAATCGTATACGCGCTGTCCGTCCAAGTGCCGGTTGTCGATATAGCTTCCGTGTAGAACGTATGCTGCTTGGTAAGCTCGCGCCAATCAGCACGACGCATCAACTCGTAGCCAGAAGCGTTCATCAGCGCCAAGATTTGAATAACATCTTGGTTGCTGTTGCCCGCTACCGTGGCCGGTGTAGCAACGCCCAGTTCGTTCGTGACTTGCTGGACGAGTTGAAGCATCGTGGTCGTGGACATACGTTATCCCTCTGCGGCTATTTCCTTCGGCGGTCTGCCACGGCGCGGCTGCGAGCTAATAAGCTCTGCCATCTGCGCTTGCAGTTCCGCTAACTGCTTTTTGGTATCTTCAAGTTCCGCATTGCTGTCCATGCGGTTTTTACGGTTGAGGTACTGGCGGGCGCGTTCGCGCAAACCCACGCCACCCATGCCGATACGTTGGAGTTGCGCGTCAGATGCCAAGGCCAGTTGTTCAACTGTGATGAACTTGAGGATGGCAAGTTCCGCAATCTGGTCACGGTTAATTTCCTCTGGAGCAGCCTTGTGCCACTCTGAGATAGGCGTCCCAATCTGCGACGCTGCGCCTTCATTTTGCTGCATTTGGTAGTACAGCCATTGGCGCGGGAATCGTTCCTTATGATCGTCTCTGGCAGGCTGGTCAATAATGTTCGTCTTATCGCCGGGGGCCATGATCCGAACATAAGTCTTGCCTTCGTTGGCACCGCCGTCCTTGGTGTAGAACTCAACGTGCAACTGGGCGTCAGCATTTGAAACATCGCTATCTAATGGCATTTTCCTTGCTCCTGTGGGGATTGGGGTTATAGGTTATTGACTTGGGTCAAAGTACAAATAACCGAGGGGATCGCAGGCCACACGCTTGTAGCGCTGGCTGCAAGAATTCTAACGCCTGTATCGTCCGTCGCCCACATCAACTCTACATAGTTAGTGGGTTCAAGCTGGATGATAAAGTTCCAAGCGGCAACGGTACGCGCCGCCGTGCCTTGAATAGCAACTGTGCTGGCCGTGTTGGCAACATTAGTGCCGTTTTTACGCAACCAGATGTAAATGTTTCCCGTGCCGCCCGAGGTTTTGTCTAGCTGCGCCGAAAACTGCACGTTGTAAACGCCTTGGAAATCCACAACAAGCCGAGAGGACGGCGAACCGATAGACACGCCATTGCTACTATCGGTCGTGTTAAACGTCATCCCGTAGGCGGTATTAATCGCAGCCGCGGTTTGAAGCGTTGTGTCCGAAAACGCACCGTAGTGCAGGATCGGCACCGAGCGACCGAAGCCTTGCAATTCTTCCCACAACGTATTGCTGACGGCATAAAACATAGCCGAGCAATCTGCGTTGATGGTTCCGAACCCGGCTTCGTTAATCGTGTCGGTAGCGCTGTACGGGTAAACCGTCAACGGGTTTGCACCGCCGTTGCGAATAATGATCGTCTCGCCCATCTCAGCCTTGGGCAGTTTTACGCCCGTACCAGATGCAGCCGTTGTGACGTTGGTATAAACGTATGCGATTTGCGTGGCATCGCCCGCAGACGTACCGGCAGCCGTTACTGCCGTTGTGCCATCGCCGCAAATAGAGACTGTGGATAACTGGCTGATGCCGCTACCCAGAACTCGGGAGGGGATAGCCATTAAGCAGCCATCCTCTCGGTGCGAACGCGCATAATTTCGGCAATCAAGCCGGGGCCGCGCACATCAAGGGTGATATCAGCCATCACCTCAAACAACTTCTGAAACTCGTTAGCCTGCTGCGCCATTGCTGCATTGCAGGTGAATTTCTTGCCTGCATGGCCGCCGACGTATACATCTACCGTGGGGCCGCTCGCTTCGCCTGTAAATCGCTTGATACCGGCAGGACTGTTGCACGAGTCATAGCCGTACATGATGAAATTACGGAAGCCAAGCAAATACCCGATGTTGATGGCTCGCAAACCCGAGGTCGTGCCGCCACCAACGGCAATCTTGTTTGGGCCAATGGCATCCATCTCTGGGCCTTCTGCCCATGAGTGCCACAGCAATATCTTGCGCCCTTGCAAATGCTCAAACGTTGAGGGCGGGCAACGTGAGGCGGGCATATAAACGGTATGGTCGTTTAACCGCTGTATGCCGTTCGTGCGGTCGCGTGGGTCAAGGTTGATCCACAGGTCGGGGGCTACCCCGTTCTCAACCAAAAAGTCGTGTGCGGCCTTTATAGCCACAATCGGGCGACCGGCTTTGCGGTGCGCCTTAATCTCGTCAATGTAGTCCGGCATAGACCACCCGCTCGCCACCAAGACGATGTTGCCATCGTGCTTGATGGGAGCGAGGGTCAGTTCTGGCAGACCACGGTCTAGCGCCGAGCGGATATTGGAGCAAAGCTCCTCCTCCGTTCCGGCCTTTACAACCGTGATCTCCAGAGGCTGCATGGTTAGCCAGCCACGCCCGACAGAACGTGCGGGTAACCCGCAACGCAAGTCAGCGCAGTAGCACCGGAAGCCGTCGTGACGGCAACAATGCCCGCCACAAGGCCACCGCTAACCGGGGCATCGTCAAGCGTTCCAGCCGTCGCCGTCGTATAGAGCGGGACAGCCGGGAGGCAGGACGCAGCCAGCTTAACAACCGGCTTGCCGCCGATCTGCACCCATCCATATTCGGATGCGGCAATCGACACTTGGGCAAAACCGACCGCCTTGCTGTTTGCAGAGTTGGTCGTAGAAATCGGCACCACCGTGTTGTTAAAACGCACGGAAACGGCGTCGTACTGCGCGACCGCCGAAGCAGCCTGCACATACACAGCCTGACCGCCGTCGTCCAAGTTGACACTCGTGCCAACGTTGAACTGCGGGGAGGTGTCGGTGTTACCGAGAGCCACGCCAATGACGCCAGATGTTGAAACAGTCATTTTCGTTACTCCTTAAGCAATCAACACGCCTTGGAACTGACCGCCCGAGCAGGTGAGGTTACCGGCCCAGCCAATCAGTTTAACAATGGCGTCTTGGTTGACGGCCTGCCGCTCGCCGCCGATCGGCACAAAGTTACGATCTTTGTGAGGACGGAAGTGCAGGTACTTGGTGTTGAGGAACCACATGTGGTTCGCGTTGCCCGATCCGCTGTTGTACGTCGAGGAGCCGATACCACCGTCCAACACAACGTCGGAGGCCATACCAGCACCGTAGTACTTGAGCGAAGCAAAGCCCGCGCCCGCCATGCCCGAACCAGCGTCAGTAATGCGCTGGATGGCCTGCAACGATTG